ATTTATATAATCAAAAAATTGTAATTATAACTGGCAGCACACTAACAACAGCAAGTGCTTCTGTCGTTAATATTATAAACAGTAATGCAACAAATCAGGTATACTGGATTATTGGTTCGTCAGCCACATTGGGCACAACAACATCATTTGCCGGCAATATTATTGCTAACATTAGTATCACAGTTACAACCGGAGTATCAATTACAAATGGTTGTGCAATAGCTCTTACTGGTTCAGTAACATTGGATGATAACACCGTTTCAATACCACTAACTACTCCGGCATTAGTTACAGCAGTTGCAAACATTCCGTCAGCAGTTGAAACAGCGCCAGTTTCTGCTACAAATTTAGTTTTAGGCACCGGCATTAATATTACTAATACAGAAACACTAACACAAATTGCCGCTGCAATTAATACCTCCGGTATTCTGAACATTGCATCATCTGTTGTTTATTCTGGCGGCTCATATCATTTACAGATTGTAGATACCTCTGGAGCAGTAATTCAAATTAGTTCAGAATCTACTTCTGCATTGCTAACAGCTTTGGGTTTAACAACCGGACCACAAGTTCCGGTAATAGTACAATCCGGAACACTTTCATTGGTTCAAAATAGTAATACATCAGTGTTGTTAACCGATACAAATAATTCAAGCGGCCCGCTCGGTGTGACATTCTCGGCTGTGGTGGTTGGCGGAAGAATTATGCTTTATTATACATCAGCCGGCGCACCGTCAGTAATGAGATATAAAACAGAATTTTGGGCTTAATGCGGTCAGTTTTATTGCATTGCACTACCTAACTTGACAAACTTATTAAAAGTGCTATACTTATATTATAAAGTATGTTATTACTTAAATTTTGTGAGATATATCAATGTTTTACAATCACGTGCTTAAAAAAAATCTAAGTTTGCACCCGTTGATCAATGACGCGAAAAATGCACTAGATAATGATGTTATTTTGCATTATCGAACCTTTAACCAAACGTGGGCAAACACGGCGGTTATATGGTCTGCCCCGGGAGTTCTGGCCGGCCAGGCATTTACTACTAAAAAGGTTTCTGTATTCTACGGTAAGCACGGCTCTGTTGCGGTTTATGTAGATAGAGACTTGGCATATGTTATTTTATCTCCCACAGAACGATTTAAAGATGATGTACATGCGTGTAATATGGAGTATGCACATCTAGCCAAAGATGTTTATGAAAAACCATTACATTCTATACATATGACGTATGGGGAAATAGATAAATGAGAATCAGTGATATAGTCAATAGATATGCTTCTTCAAAAATAGGATATCCTAACAAGATCACACCGGTTGCAAAAATAGATAAAAGTAAGGATAAAAATAGCGATAAGAAGAATGATAAACAAGACAGTAAGAAAAAGATTGATATTTTAGTTTAAATATTTTATAGTAATAATAGGCCTCCAAAACATATATAGTGATGTGCAGGTTTTGTAAACCTGAGAACTCGGCGCAAGTCCGGGTGGAGGCACCATCTAATAACTTTTTCCTTCTTGATATCGCTTTCTTCTGTTTGCTCGTCCATGTCCCCGATTTTTATTTTTATATGTCGGTGTTTGAGCATGACAGTTAGGGCAGATCATCTTTAAATTTTCTAAATTATTATTTTCACTATTTCCGTCTATGTGTTCTAATTTCAATGGTATTGATTTCCCGCCCCATTCGTTGCGGCGACAATTTTGACATATATGGCCATATTTTTCTATTAGATATTTTCTTAGCAAGGGTGATCGATTACACTTGCCATCCTCTATTAATTTTTTACGTTGAGACCATTCATATTCTTTTTGACAGGTTACGTTGCAATACTTATTGAAGGAATGATTAGAGTGGTCGTTGTATGAAGAACAATTAATGCAAAAATAGCCTTTACGTTTTTTAAATTGTTCTTGAGTTATAACGTGACCTTTTTCTTGTAAGGTCTTTAATAATGTTTGTCTTTGTTTTTCTATTGTCGTATCCGTTCGCATAACGTTATTAAATGATGCAGCACATGATCTGTTGCAGAACTTGTTGTGCCTTTTCTCGTACAATAATTTACCAAAACAATTCTTGCATAAGTTTGGTTCTTTATTATATTCCTCTATTTTGTTTTTATTATATATGGCATAGAATTTCTTAGTGGCAATAGCACCAAGTTTTCCTGCTTCGGAGTGTGACATTTTTCTAGTCATTTGAAAATATTAACATAAATGTATATTAATAGTCAAATTAGGTAATATAGGTTAAAGTTTCTTTTTGAAATATTCTATAGATTCTTTTTTATCTTTTTCATCTTCTTTTGCTAATTCGGATAAATCAGTTTCACCTTTTAGATATTCAAATGCAGCCTTTTCATCATAGTCAGACCAACCATTATATGGTTCTTCAAGAGTCGGTCCGTCATCACGATCAACCCAGCGACCTGACTGTTCAACAGTTTCACAAAAATCGGGATTTGAAAGTGCATCAATTAATTCTGGCGCATCAATAATCATTTTTACAGGATCATCAAATTGAATATGTTCATTATCTGACTCTGTAAATTTAAGACGGAATCCTTGTGAAGTCCACTCTCTAAGACACTTTACAAAATCCTTATACATATCATGTTCAGTACCGGCCCGCATACCATCTTCGGCAGCACGTCTAAATGAATCTAATAGATCGTCGCCATTTTCTTTTAAAATTTCATATAAAGTTTCTTCGTGTCCATCTTCCTGATCAAAATAATTTGGATAAGCTTTCTTACAATAAACTAATAAACCTTTTTCTAAATCTTTTGGTAAATCATTTATTAAATCCTCTATATTTGAATCTTGCACCCAATCAAATGTATCTAGATATTCATCGCCGGTTACTACTTTATACACATACTCAAGAGAGTTGCCGCCGCCCCGGCGCATCTCCCTAGTATTTTTATATTCTTTTATAAAATCACCAACAGTTTTAAATGTTTCAATGACAAATATTTTTTCTTCTGGTAAGTATTCTATTTCTTTAGCAGTAGATGAACCTAATATATCATTAACTTTATTTTTTAATTGTTTGATTATATCATCAGTCATACCAAAGCGATTGTATTGATATAATAATGTGCCTAAGGCAGGCTTCATTTCAACTAATGCATCTTGTTCTTTTTCCGGCAAATCGGTTATAGCAAAGTTTCTTTCTGGAGCGTATCCACCGCCAGTAATTCCTTTTATGATAGGAAGTTTTAAAAGTTCTATGATATAGTTATGATATTGTGACGATGGTTTTTGATTGCCGCGCCCCTTCATTTCACCCAGATTACCATCTTCGTGTAAAATAAAAGTTAGTAATGGTCGCCATTTTATTTCATTTCCGTGTTTAATTGGTTCACGTAAACTTAAAACATTATCTCCTTCATGCGGCGATGCAGTATTGCCACAATGCCCCATTGCTTTACCTTCTTGACGACAATGTGGTCTATGTAAATTAACCCAAACTTTTCCGTCCGGAAATTTAATTAATGTTTCAAATAATGCTTCTTCTTCTGGTGTATGATTTAAAACTTGATTTTGTTTATCTTTCCATTCTTTTTCTAAATCATGGAAATGCCCGATTAATTCGTTCGGGTCTTGGTTTGTAAAAACCGTATTTTGAATTTCAGGAATTGGAAGAGAAAAAGAATGCTCAAGCATTGTAACCATTCTAACTAATGCTTGGTATGTATAAAGATTTTTAACTTGCATTGACGCATATTCTTTTTTAAGAACGTTGTTTATTTCATTAAATGGAACACTATCTTTTTTAAACTCTGCTAATAAATTACCTAGCATCATATATCGAACTTGTTTTAAAAACCATACAATGCGATCATTTTTCTTAAATGATTTTTTAGCCATATCCATAAATTCACTAAATTTCTTTTTATCGGTATTAATAATACCACTCATATCAACTTCACCGCCGATTTCCGGATCTGCAGCCAAAGCCGGTTCTAATTTTGTTTTTATCAATGTTTCAATAGGAGTAAACATGGTGGCATAGTTTTGCCCCTCAGTAAGAACAGATTCTTCAACAGGATTTTCTAAATTTTCGATAATATCTATAAATTTTTTCATTACTAAGTATTTATGTGGATTAAAGAAGTTTGTATTTTTGAAGTATTGAAATCATAAAGTCTACATCATCATAGTCAAAGTAATCAGCCCATTTTTGAAGTGACTCTTTTGCTTGAATAGCAATCGCTTTATCTAGCTCTTTTTTGCTTTTTAACCATAGATTTTTATGTTTTAGATATATTTCTGCTACTGAAATAACCTGTTTTAATTCTTCTGGCGCAGCATCTAAAATTTGTGAATGTGACCGAGTCATACCGGGATAAGGAATAATCTCAGCAGTTTCTATTAAGGTTAGATTTTCTAATAAATTTTTAAAATTCATATTGACGCCGATATACAAAAGTTGCTATAGTATTTATGAAATTGATAATCAATAAGGATTAAAAATGCTTAATCAACCAGTTACATCAAATGACATTGTTACCTTAAAGCTAATAACCGGAGAAGAGGTTATTGCTAAATTTCTTTCTGAAGAAGCATCATCATTTACTGTTTCAAAACCTATGGTTTTGATGCAAGGTCCAAAAGGTCCGGTATTAGTTCCGTTTATTCTAACAGCAGAAAAAGTAGAAATGATTCCTATTTTAAAAACAGCATGTTTAACAAACCCAACACGGTCTAAGAATGATGTTAAATCATCATATATTGAATTTACTACCGGAATTAAAACGAGTGTAGGTAATGAATCTATCCCACCGCTAGTTGTATAATTTTTATGATATCTTTTGTTATGGGGAGAAATTAAATGATACGGGTAACAATTAAAGACGCCGATGCCTTGAAGGCAATTACAATACAACAATTAAAAACATATTTGGAATCTACAAGTTGGACCAAACGTGAGGATATTTCTAGATCATTAGCATCTGGAGAAAGAACAGTTGTTGGTGAATTATGGTCACAAGATACTGGACCAACTAAAAGAACCGCGATTGTTGTTCCCGGAAAAGAAACATTTGCCGATTATACTGCAAGAATTAGTGAAGCACTTATGGCACTAGAACGCGCTGAAGGAAGAACACAACTAGAAATTTATGTCGATATAACACAAAAATCAGTAGTTATTAAGCCTACGAAATCTAAGAAGAAAAAATAACTTATCAAACAAATTTTAAAATAAATATCTCATAAATGAGAGTAAGAATTCTATTGTCTGGAGTCAAAAATGAAGGTTACTAAAAGAAATGGGGCATTTGAAACAGTTCGCCTAGATAAAATTGTTCAATCTATTTCTAGTGTAGCAACAGATGAATTAAAGAAACTTGATCTTTTTAAAATAGCACAAACAACTATTTCTGGTTTGTATAATAATGTATCTACAAAAGAATTGGATTTACTTTCGATTAAGACAGCAGCAGGCCACGTAATAGAAGATCCTCTATATTCAAAATTGGCGGCAAAATTATTAATTAATTATATACGTAAGGAAGCAGAAAATCAGGATATTCAATCATTTTCACAATCAATTAAAATGAATTATGAAAATGGACTTATTTCAGAAACTACATATAAATTTGTTCAGGCAAATGCAAGAAAATTGAATAGTGCGATTAATGCACAAAATAATAGTTTATTTGAATATTATGGACTACAAATAGTATATGATCGCTATCTACTTAAAAATCCACAAACAAGACTAGTAACAGAAACGCCGCAATATTGGTTATTGCGCGTTGCCTGCGGACTGTCTGATAATGTAAAAGAAGCAATAGAATTTTATAATCTATTATCTAGCCAAGAATACATGACGTCCACACCTACACTTTTTAATTCAGGAACAAAACACTCACAAATGAGTTCATGTTATTTATTAGATTCTCCCGAAGATGATTTGAAAGACATATATAAACGATATTCTGACTGTGCATTGTTATCTAAGTGGGCCGGGGGGATTGGTTTATCGTACTCACGTCTAAGAAGTTCCGGAAGTTTAATCAAAGGAACAAACGGAAAATCTAATGGCATTATTCCATTTATACACACTTTGGATTCTTCAACAGCAGCAGTAAATCAAGGGGGGAAAAGGAAGGGCGCCGCAGCAGTTTATTTGGAAACATGGCATCCTGATATTATGGAATTTTTAGAATTGCGAGATAATACCGGAGATAAAGAAAGACGAGCCCACAATCTTAATTTAGCAAATTGGGTACCGGATTTGTTTATGAAACGTGTTAAAGAAGATTCTGACTGGTCATTGATTGATCCGGCTATAGCACCTGATTTGGTTGATTTATATGGTGATGATTTTGAAAAAAGATACATTCAACTAGAAGCAGAAAATAAAATTGTAAAAAAAGAACCAGCGCGTAAAATTTATGCTAGAATGATGCGAACCCTGGCAGAAACAGGTAATGGTTGGATTTGTTTTAAAGATATTTCTAATAAGGCCTGTAATTCTGCAACAAATGGAAAAATAATTCATAGTAGTAATTTATGTACGGAAATTTTAGAGCCAACAAATTCTAAAGAAACGGCAGTTTGTAATTTAGGTTCAATTAATTTGACACATTATGTTAAGGACGGAAAATTAGATAAAATTAAATTAAAGAAAAATGTTCAAATAGCAGTAAAATTTCTAGATAGAGTCATTGATAGAAACTATTATCCTATATCAGAAGCAGAAAATTCAAATAAAAGTTTACGCCCCGTAGGTTTGGGTTTGATGGGATTTCAGGACTTATTATATCAATTAAAAATCCCGTTTGAATCAGATGAAGCAATATCGTTATCGGCAGAAATACAGGAAGAAATTTATTATTGGGCTCTAAAATCTTCTTGTGAATTGGCCAAAGAACATGGTTCATATCCCGACTATAGCAATAGTAAAATTTCAATTACTGGAAAACTACACTATGAGCATTTTAATGTAGTTCCTAAAAATCAAAAACGCTTTGATGAACTTAAAGAAGAAATTAAACAGAACGGCCTACGTAATAGTTTATTGATAGCAATTGCCCCCACAGCAACAATTGCATCAATAACAGGAGCAGAAGATTGCATAGAACCTACTAAAGAACACATTTATAAAAAAGTTACACTGTCCGGAGATTTAGTTCTTGTTAATAAATGGCTTGCAAAAGATTTAAAAGAATTGGGATTATGGACTAAAGATATTACAAATAAAATAATTATAAACAACGGTTCTATTCAAGGAATCACAGAAATACCCGAACATATTCAAGCACTTTATAAAACTGTTTGGGAAATTAAACAAAAATCTATACTAGATCATGCAATGTCCAGAACAGCATTTATTGATCAATCGCAATCAGTAAATCTATTTGTTTCCGATCCGACTATTGAAAAGTTATCAAGTATGTATATGTATGCTTGGAAAGATGGTAATGGAGTTAAAACAACTTATTATCTAAGATCGAAGGCAGCAAGTAAGATTGAAAAAGTTTTGACAACAATTGCAATCAAAAAAGATGAAGGCCCGTGTGAATCTTGCACCTAAATATATTTTGTTTGACAGTATGTTACTTGAAATGATAGAGTCAAAAAAATGAGTTCTGAACTAAATAAAAATATGAAGTTAACTGGAAAAATGAAAAAGATTGATGGTCTTGTTTCCCAATTGGAACAAGAAGTTGAAAAGATTTGTGTAGATAAAAAGTGTCAATTGGCTCCGAAAGTAATTAAAAAATCAAAAAATAAAAATTCCAAAGTAATAACAAATAGTTAAGTTAGTGGAGTATTAATGTCTATTCTTGATACGACGATGACGCTGAAAATGCGTCCGATGAAATATCCGCATTTTTATGACATTTATAAGCAGGCCATAAAGAATACTTGGGCAGTTGAAGAAGTTAGTTTTTTATCAGATATAGCAGATATTCGTGATAAATTAACCGTCGGAGAAAAACATGTTCTAAATCGTGTCATAAGTTTTTTTGCAGTTGGTGACTTATTAGTTCTACATAATGCTATTCGGAACATCTCTAAACATATAAACAGTCCAGAAGCACTCCTATATTATTCACGGCAAATTTTTGAAGAAAGTTTACATCAAGATTTTTATAATATTCTTCTTGATAATTATATTCCTGATATGGCTGAACGTGAACAAATTTTTGATGCAGTTAATACACTACCGAGTGTAAGAGCAAAAGCAGAATTTTGCTTAAAATGGTTTTCTGAAGGCCTCGAAACAGATATATTAGATACTAATGAAAACCGTAAAAAATATTTGATGAATGTTATTACATTTGCAGCAGCCATAGAGGGACTTCAGTTCATGGCTAGTTTTTTATATGTTTTTTGGTTAAGATCACGCGGTTTAATGAGTGGACTTGGCGACGGAACACAATGGGTATTTCGTGATGAAACTATGCACATGCAATTTGCAT